AGTTCCAAGTATCTCAGGAAAAACTCTAGGAACAGCAAGTGACTATTTGAATTGCCAAATTTATGTCTCAGGCGGTTCTGCAAGTGCCGCGCCAACAGTCGGAATTCAATCTAACACTTTCCAAATTTGGGGCGTTCAAGTAGAAGCGGGATCAACTGCTACACCATTCCAAACTGCTACTGGAACTAAACAAGGCGAATTAGCCGCGTGTCAGAGGTATTACAACAGATTAACTGCAATAGGTGAGGTAGTCAATGGTGCATATTATTCAACTACTTTATGCTATGCGTCGTATAAATATCCTGTAACAATGCGAATCGTTCCAACTTTCACGGCTTCCGGTTCGGCTATTGCAACTGTTTATAGTAATGGAGCAGGTAAAGCTTCAACGGCTATTGCTGACGACGCCGCAGGTGGCACTAACTATTCTTCAATTAAATTCACAACCGCAGCAGCAACAGTTGGACACGCTGCCTTTGTTTCACTTACAACAGCATCGTCTTATCTTGAATGGAGCGCAGAACTATAATGGTTACTTACAAAGAAAGAATTACAGATTTTGGAAATGTTGTTGTTGAAAGATATAACGATAATGGCACTACATCATTCATACCTCAAAACGAAGCCAATTGTGATTATCAGGCTTATTTAGAATCTTTAGAAAATGTCGAAGGCTAAAGTAATCGAGTTAGCGGTGTCCGAAGTGGGTTACGTTGAAGGTTTAAATAACCTAAACAAGTTCGCTTCGGTCGCTGGCCATGCTAATAATCAGCCATGGTGTAATACTTTTATTAGCGCGATATTTATCCAAGCCGGATTACATTCGGCAATTCCCATAACGGCGTCATGCGCTAAGACTATGGCTTGGGGTTTAAAGAATAAACGTATAATTCAAACGGAGAAGGCCAAGGCCGGGGATCTACTTATCTTCGACTTTAGTAAATCCGGACAATCCGAGCATATTGGCTTAGCTATTGCAGATTTTGACGTTAAGACTAAAACCATTAAAACTATTGAAGGCAACACCGGAGAAAAATCGCAAGCTAACGGCGAAGGTGTCTATCTGAAAACTAGATCTAAAGATTTCATAAAAGCGGTAATTCGGCCGCTCTATGAAACTCCCGGGGCAACTCAAGGAGAGAAGGTAATAAAATGAAAACCGCTAAACTTATGGCCGCGTCATGGGCTCGCTCATTCTTGGCCGCTTCGGTTGCGTGTTATTTGGCCGGGGTTACAGATCCCAAGCAATTACTAAATGCTGGTCTAGCCGCCATGCTTCCGGTTATTTTACGCTGGCTAAACCCTAAAGACGCAACTTTTGGAATCAATAAGTAAATGAATTCAACCGAATGGGTCGCGCTAGTTCTATGCCTAATTACCGTAACCGGTGCGATCTATTCGGCTATTCGTTTTCTAGTTAAATCAATAATGCGAGAGTTATTACCTAATGGTGGTAGCTCTATGAGAGATGAACTTCGGACACTATCCGGGCGTGTGGATCAGATTTATTTACTGCTTATGGATAAAAAATGAGAAAACAAACAAAGGCTAAAGACGATGTAGCTTTAATTTTGGCGAAGGGAGCCGTAGCCCTAGTTTTAATTATTGCCGTTGGAGCTTTTGGCCGAGCGTTCTTTCTTGCCGTGGTTCTTCATGAAGATCACCCAATTAGTTCGGCGGCTACCCAATTACTTACCGCTTTAGGTTCTGCCCTAGTCGGTGGCGCGGTGGGATTTATCGGTGGTTCTAATTCCGTTACGCAAGCAAATAACGGCCAAGACACGCCGAAAACTAAGCGCGTTGTTTGACTAAGTAGCTTTTAACGCTCACCATATAGGCAGGGAGCGGAAATACCGACTCCCGACGGGAGCAAAAATGAGCATGACGCTACAAATACAGATAGCTATCTACATGATAATAATCGCCTTCCTAACCGGGCTTTACGGTTATTGCCAAGGCTTTAGAGACGGTAAATCTAAGGGTTATGAAATAGGCCGCAATATAGGCCGCCACCCTTCTATTAAGGCTAGGAAGTCCGATAATGCCTAATTTCCTAGAAAACTACGAAACCGCCAACGCCACGATAAAACGCTTTTGGCTAGAATTTCCAAATGGAAGAATCATTCCGGATCACGTTAAGGATCAAACCGATTTAGCTAAAGGGTTTATAACGATTAGAACCGAGGTTTATCGGGATCAGAACGACCCTCTACCCGCCGTGGTTGATTATGCCTATGGGAACGTTGCGTTTTTTCCGGAAAACATGAAAAAATGGTTTGTGGAAGATACCGTTACAAGTTCGGAAGCTAGAGCTATAAAGCTTTTAACTCCAAGTGATAATCGGCCAAGCTATGAAGATATGCAACGAGTGGAGAAGCTAGCAGATGTCCCATTTCCTAAATTTCTAGATGAGGTTCACATTCAAAGCGAGGTTAAAAACGTTGGAGAAGCTTTAGAAGAATTGGCCGAGGCAATAATTACAGGCCAACCCGGCGATAAAGAATGTCAGCATGGATTTATGATTCGTAAAGAGGGTGTCAGCCCTAAGACCGGAAAACCTTATAAAGGTTGGACGTGTCCTAGTAAGAATCGGGATTTCCAATGTAAAGCTATTTGGGAAAACTAATGGGCTACATAGAGATAATTCCGTTAGATGAATGCGACCAATGCGATTCGTGTTTTAAAGTAACGCCGAAAGATGAGCTACACACAATAGTCGCGCAAGGCTTGGATTTAATGTATGAATGTGAAAAGTGTTTTAGTGGTAAATAAAACCATAAGCGTAAATGACGAATTCAACGCTTTAGCTATTGCCTACGCTCGGGCGGCCAATATGGCTAATCCCATGGAAGGGGCGATTCAAAAACTTAACCTAGCTAAATCAATAGCCCGGGACGCAGAAGCTATCGGAGCCGAAATGGTGGTAGCCCGATACTTAGGTATTGCCGACTTTGAGCCAACCTTAAACACTTACAAGAACTCGGCCGATGTAGGCTACCGGGTCGAGGTTAAGCATACGTCTTGGAAAGACGGACACTTAATCGTCAAACCTAGCGATAGAGATAGCGATCTAGCCGTTCTAGTAGTCGGGGAATCGCCTAATTATACAATCATCGGCTGGCTACCCGTTGAAGTAGCTAAGAGCCCTAGGTTTAAATCGGATCAATCTAACTCATGGTGGGTAAGTCAGATAAACTTGCGTCCCATGGACTCAATGTTAAAAGGTGTCGAATGGTCTTAGTAAATTATAAATGCCGTCAATGCGCCAAAATAACCGAACACCGAATTCGCGTCGTTACCGATACCTTGCCACCAAATGTAAAGGTTCTAGAATGTCAAAAGTGCGGGGTTATGGGTATTGGTTTAATCGACGATAACACTTACGTAACCTTGGACGATAAATGAGTTATCCACAATCTATACACACCCTGTTGAACACGCCCAAGATTATGCATAACTATTGCTATCGCTTGACATGGCTACTACGATCCGTTCTCTCGACGAGAGCCGCTAAGGCGGGGAGCTCGCGGAGAGCTACTCTTACCGGGGTTCTATTGTTAAGCGGTGCTTTAACGTCTAACGCTTACGCGGTAGAGTTAAAAGATATAAATAACTACAAACTCTACGCTCATTCTAGAGTCGTTGATTACAAGCAATTCATCTGTTTAGAGAAAGCTTGGACTTTAGAATCTAATTGGAATCCTAGATCAGTAGGCAATAAGTCCGGTAAACAAAAGGCTTACGGTATTCCACAGATAAAGAATAATCGTGTAAAGAATCTAGATCCATATACTCAAATTGACTATGGACTTCGGTATATCAAACACCGTTACTCGAATGATCCATGTTTAATGCTTAAACACTTAATAAAGCATGGTTGGGCATGAGCTCTATTCACTCTCGTAAATGGCGCAAGTTAAGAGAAGAAGTCTTTAAAGAATACGGGACGGCTTGTAGCTACTGCGGTTATGAGGATCCGGTGATGACTGTTGATCATATAATCCCAAGATCTAAAGGCGGTTTGGACATTATGGAGAACTTATTACCTGCATGCCGTAAATGTAATTATTCACGTGGTAATCGCATGCCCGGGTCTTTTTTTGAAAAGGAAGGAACAC